TCGGGCACTCGCCCGATAGGTGCATGGTATTTACGGCATGCATCAGGCGTGGAGCGTTCTCAACCTTAAATCCCTCGACGAATCGACTCGCACGCTGTCCGGCATTGCCTCGACGCCCGGCCTTGACCGGCAAGGCGATTCGATGGCGCCCGAAGGGGCGCAATTCTCGCTGCCGATGCCGCTCTTGTGGCAGCACGACGCGAAACAGCCCATCGGCCACATTACCCATGCCACGGTGACCGCGGCGGGCATTCGCGTGCAAGCGCAAATGGCCCCAGCCGGCACGGCCGAGTTTATCGACAACGCCTGGAAGCTCATCAAGGCGGGCCTTGTGCGTGGCCTGTCGATTGGCTGGCGTCCGCTGGCCGACCCGGTGCAATCAAAAGGCTCGTGGGTCTGGCCGAAATGGGAATGGCTGGAACTCTCAGCGGTCACGATTCCCGCGAATCAAGCCGCGACGATTCTCTCTGTCAAAGCTGCTTCGGGGGCCGCGTCAGGCCGTCCCGTGCGGCCTCCATCTGCCGGCGTCTCGGCATTGCCCACGAGTAGGACCATGAAAATCTCAGAGGAATTGACATCCGAGCGCGAGTTGCTCTCGCAGAAGTCTGGGAAGCTCGAAGCGCTCATGACGAAGGCGCAGACCGATGGCGGGCTGGAAGCCGACGAAACGACCGAGCAGGCGGCGCTCGAAACCGACATTACCGCGATCACGGCGCGGGTGAAGACCCTTTCGACGCTCGAAGCTGCCCAGATGGCGCAGGCGTCCGTTGTCCCGTTCGCATCAGGTGCGAGCCGCACGACGCCGCGTGGCGCGGTGCAGCCCGTTAATCTGCCCAAGGGCACGCTCTTTACCCGCTACGCGATGGCGGTGGCGGCCGGTAAGGGCTCATTCAGTGACACCGTGGCGTATGCCAAGCGGTTCACGAACACGCCCGAAGTCCTGGCCTACATCAAGGCGACCGAAGGCGTGGCGATTCTCGACAGCCCGTCCTGGGGCAGCCAGTTGGTGAATCCGAACACGATGGCGACTGAGTTCGTGGAACTCCTGAACCCGATGACGATCATCGGCCGCGTGACCGGCTTCCGCATGGTGCCGTTCAACATTCCCATCATCACGCAGACGGGTGGATCGACCATCGGCTGGGTGGGGGAGGGCGCCGTCAAGCCCGTGGGCGAACTCGCATTCGACCGCACGACCCTGACCTTCTCGAAGGTGGCGGGCATCGTGGTGTTGACCGAGGAACTCGTGCGGCTCTCGACGCCCAGCGCGGAAGCGACCGTGCGTCAGGACTTGCTCGAGCAGGCGGCGAAGTTCTTGGATGAGCAGTTCATCCAGATTTCGGTCGCGCCCACGGCGAACAGCCCGGCGTCGATCACCTACCAGGTGACGCCGACCGGCGCGAGCGGCACGGATTACCAGGCGGTGCTCGCGGACATGAACACCGCGCTGGCGACGTTCGACAGCAACAACATCCCGACGGATGGGTTGGAAATCGTGATGACGCCGGCACTCGCCCGTGGCATCTCGACCCTGACCACGCCACTGGGCACCAGGGCGTTCGACACGATGACCCCGAGCGGCGGGACACTCATGGGCTACCGCGTCATCGTCTCGGCTTCGACGGACAGCGGATCGGTCGTCATCTTCAAGCCGTCCGAAGTCTTCATGGCAGACGACGGCCGAGTGACGCTCGACGCGAGCAATCAGGCAACGCTGGACATGGTGGGCGGATCGCCCTCCAGCCCGTCGTTTAACCTCTGGCAGCGCAACTGCATCGGCATCCGGGCCGAGCGGTGGATTCGCTGGCAGAAGCGCCGCGACAACGTCGTCGCGGTGATTGATTCGGCCAACTACGGGCCGGCCGTCGGCTCGCCGTAGGTTCGATTTCGACCGGGGCGGGGCGTGCGGGCTGGGGAGCCGGCGCCCCGCTCTTTTGTAGGAGGCGCATGCGTCCAGTGCGGTTAGTAGCTCGGGCGGGCTGCTGGTATAGCGGCAAGGTGCTGGCGGCCGGCGAGTTGTTTTTCGCGCGGGCCGAAGATGCGCCAGTGCTGGTGACGCTCAAGAAGGCCGACCGTGCCGAGCAGTTTGAGACACCTGTCCGCGCCAAGCGCACGTATCGCCGCCGCGATCTGCAGGCAGAATCCTCTGAGCAGTCAGACCTGTGAAGACCACCTTTCTCCAGCGCACCAAACAATCGCTTCAGTCTAGGTTGCAATCGCTCGTCGGACTGTCGAGCGGCTCGATTTGGGGCTCGTTGATTCACGAGTCCTTCGCTGGGGCCTGGCAGCAGAACGTCGTGTTGGATTTCCGCACCGTGCTGGCGAATCCCACGCTCTATGCCTGCGTGACCTTGATTGCGGGGGACATTGCGAAACTCTGCCCGATGCTGGTGGAAGAAGACGAGCACGGCATCTGGAACGAAATCGACGACCTCGCGCCGTATTCAGCGGTGCTCGATGAGCCGAACGACTACCAGGATCGCATTCAGTTCTTCCAGTGGTGGATGATCTCGAAGCTCATCCACGGCAATACCTACGTCTTGAAACAACGCGACGGGCGTGGCCTCGTGCGGGCGCTTTACGTGCTCGACCCCGCTCGCGTCTGGCCGCTCGTGGCGCCGGATGGATCGGTCTTCTATTCGCTGGCAAACGACCTCCTCGCGGAAGTTCCGGACGAAGGCGTCGTGGTGCCGGCGCGGGAAATTATCCATGACGTGATGTTTCCGTTGTTCCATCCCCTCTGCGGCATCAGCCCGCTGTATGCGGCCGGGTCATCGGCGCTCTACGGGCTGCAGATTCGGCAAGCGAGCGGGACATTCTTCGGCAACGGCAGCCGGCCGGGCGGCGTGCTCACGGCGCCGGGGCAGATTTCGCAGGCCAATGCGGATCGACTGAAGACCTATTTCGAGTCGGAGTTCACGGGCGACAAGTCTGGCAAGATTGCGGTGCTGTCGGACGGGATGAAGTTCGACCCGATGGCCATGACGGCCGAGCAGTCACAACTCATTGACCAGTTGCGGTCGACCGGCGAAGACATCTGCGCGGCGTATCACATGCCGCGGCACAAGGTCGGCGTCGGGCCGGACCCGACGTTCAACAATATCGGCGTCTTGAATCAGCAGTATTACACCGACTGTTTGCAGACGCACATCACGACGCTCAATCGGCTGCTGACAAAGGGCTTGGGGCTCGACCTCGTGCCAGGCCGCGAAGTGGCGGTGGAATTTGACCTGGACGATCTGCAGTTGATGGACACCGGCAGCCGCATCGAAGCCGGGACCAAGGCGATTGTCGGCGGGATGTCGCCCAACGAAGTGCGGGCGCGGTTCTTCGATTTGGGGCCGGTGGACGGTGGCGACGAACCGTTCCTGCAGAAGCAGAATTGGCCGTTGCAGTTGTTGGGGTCGGATCAACCGCAACCGACGCCAGCCGTGGTTGTGCCTGCAGCGACTCAGGCGTCGCCTGAGCCGGCCGACCTGGCCCCAGGCGAAGTCGAAACGGCATCGGCCGAACTCCTCCGAAAGGCGTTGGCGGCATGACGGCATCCGACTTGGCCGACGTCATGAAGGGCATTGCGCCCGTCATCAAGGAGTTCCAAGCCACGTCCATCGCCCACCTGAAAGCCGAGTGGGCGACCGAACGTCAGGCGTTTATGGATTTGATCGCGGGCCTCGAATCCCGGCTCGCGTTGGCGGAAGCGCGGCCGTTGCTCGCGGGACCGAAGGGGGAGAAAGGTGACCGAGGCGACACCGGAGACCCAGGCCGAGACGGCCTCACCGTCAAAGGTGACAAAGGTGACCCAGGTGATCCAGGCGTGGCGGGACTTAGCGTCCAAGGCGAAAGAGGCGATCAAGGCCATCCGGGCATGAAGGGTGCTGATGGCATCAGCGTGACGCATGCGCTCCTCGATGCGGACGGCCATCTCGTCTTGACGCTCTCAGATGGCTCACGCAAGGCCGTGGGGCCGATTGTCGGCAAGGCGGGTCAGGACGGCCTCAACGGCAAGGACGGCGCTCCAGGGCGGGACGGGCTACCCGGCGTGCCCGGACGGCCGGGCGAAGGCCGTGACGGCATCGACGGCAAGCCGGGCGCTCCAGGGCTGCACGGCAAGGACGGGGCCGACGGGCGGCATGGCAAGGATGGGGCCGATGGCCTGGGCTTTGACGACATGGACCTGGCGTTTGACGCCGACGCCGGCTGGCGCATGCGGTTCCATCGCGGGACGAAGACGAAGGACTTCCCGATGCCGTTCCCGTTTGATGCGGGGGTCTGGCAAGCCGGGAAAGGCTATCCGGCCGGCGCGGGCGTGACGTTCAAGGGCGCGTATTGGATAGCCCAGCGGGCCACGAAGGTTCGGCCTGGGGACGACACCGCGGCTTCGAGGGA